ATCATGATTTTATCCCCACAAGAAAGAGGCTCCGGGGTTTTACCCCCGGAGTAACTTTTTCAACGCTTGATTAGATCACCAAACATGGTGTCCATCTCGTCGGGGACGTTGCTCATTTCGGTTATTTCGTCAGTTTCTTCTTCGACTGGTGGCTCAGTAACAACTTGACGCTGTGTTACTGGTGCAGTCGCTGGCTTTGATACCGCACCTGTAATCGTGTTCGCCGCTTGCACTGGCTTCGCTGCCGGGGCGGTTGGTCTTAAAGGTTGTGCCTGTCTCGCTTCGGCCTGTGTTGCGATTTGTTCAGCCGCTGAACGATTGTGTTGTTGTGGCGCTACAGGCTTAGGACCGACTGGCTTGGGCGCTGTCGCCGCTGCTTTGGGCGGTTGTGCTTGTGCAGCATTCTGTTCAGGGGTTGCTTCCTCTCCTTCGTATTCAGCCGTTACCTCGTTGACGATACGCCCTGACTTCTCGTCTTCACGTAACTCTTTGATGACCAATGCTTCATCATCAGTGAGTGGTCGCCCTGCCTCGAATACTAGCTTTGTTACCTGACGTTGAGGGTCAATCGTGATTGTAATAGTCGTGGTGTACGCGTAGTAGTTGATACCGAACTTTTTAAGTTCGTTAGCATACTTGTCAAGCGCACCCAGACTTCCGGCAGGGACACGGAAAATCATTGCGCCGCCGTATGCTTCATTCCAGAGATCAACTACGGGAGTAACCGCCAGTCGCTTGTTGTCACCACACGGTTTACTCTTGAGCCCATTTGCGCTTGTAACGAACACGTTTTGGGGACAAGTTGCACAAGTGTTGTTTTGCATTTGGTCGTCTGGTACGCTTACATCAGGAGTAATTGAGTTTGAACTCCAGCAAGTCGGTGGTTTATTGTCACCCCCAAACCCTCCCGGCCAATACGCTTTGCTCTGTGTCTTGGCAGACTTGATAATCACCACTTCGATCTGCCGCTGTTGTGCTGGGGGTAAACTTTCGTAACTGCCTCGGTATCTGATACCGAACACGTTTTGCAGGATACTCAATTGACCCAACGCACTACGAATGCCTTCCCCCAAATCTTCAAGCGGTTCGTTAGCGAACACGTTTGATACAGGCATTAATCCGCGCTGCGGCTGTTGATTGACAAGATTGGTAGCCATGTTGTTTTCTTTCCTCTCACAGTGGCGTTTAGTAAACGCTTAAAGCGTTTCTACGTCGTTGTCTTCTGCTGCTTCAACAGGAGCCGCATCCCCCTTGGCAACAGTTGTTTTCGGCTTCGTGGGCGGTTTTACTCCGAGATCTTGCAACTCGTTCTTGCTGACACCGGGAGGCAAATCACCACCTATTAACATGCCTCTGTCCATAATTCCCCCATGCGATAAACGGAACGCATCCATCGCAGTCTTGTTTGCACGCCAGTCAACTAAGTCCCAGGCTTCCGCGCCAATAATATGGCTACGAAACTGAGCTGGGTCTTCCAACGGATACGTAATCTTTTGGATTATATAGGGCGTACCGTTAATAGTACGCGCGTTCAACTGATTGGTTGATCGGAGGAAATCAAATAACTCTCCTTTCAGTCGAGCCTCGAATGTTACAAAGTCCGCAAGTTCTGCTTTGTGGCGCTCCTTTATCTCCTTCATCTTGGCACGGATCATACGGAGTTTATAAACTCTATCAGCAAGGTCGATCATTTTGCTCTCCACTTGTTAAATTTTATTTACTCTCAGAGTAGTCCCTGAGCCTCGTTAAGTTTTGCAATGCACTCGTCTATGAGTTTTTCTATTGGTTGATTAGGTTTATAGTCTCCTTTCAGTTTTTCGAGTTGATTACAGATATCATCCACCTCACTAAGAAACAGGTCTTGTTCTTCCTTAATCATTCTCATACTCCGTTTCGATTAGTTCAAGGAACCTATTCTGTATCCGTTCGTTGTTGCCTAATAGTTGGTACAGTCGCTTCTCTCGCGTGCTGCCGCCTACCATGGCAACCAAGGTTTTGAATTTCTGTCCGAGTCTTTTGATCCTCCCGTTTGCTTGATAGAAGATATCTAGCGACGTTATAGGTCCAGCCCATATATTCATTGTCGCTCTTGTAAGTGTTAACCCATGGGCTAGACAAGCTGGATGGCAAAGTAAAACTTTATATAACCCCTTACGTTGGAAGTCATCAAATATCTTTACACGCTGATTTGCTAACGTGTCACCTGACACTATACAGTGAGTTATTTTGTTTGTAGTAAGCGTCTTGTGTAACCCATTGATTACACTCTTAAAAGGTGCAAACAAAATTACACTCTCGCTACAACTGTCTATCAAGTCTATTATGAGTTGTAACCGGGGTGTATTGTCTAGCTCTATTACATCACCGTCACGATGGTACACGTATCCTAGTGCTATCTGTAAGAGTTTACTCATTACAGCGCCAGCGTTCAGTGCGTCTACTTTTTTATTCTTGATCAGAGCAACGGCTGTCTGGCTCATTTCTTTATAGATTAACTCTTGCTTAGGTGTCATTGGAGCGTAGTAATATTGATAGACTTGTTCAGGAAGCTCAGTTACGTCTGACATCTTAAACCGGACAGATGGCTGCAAACACTTAATCGCCATCTCTTCTGCACCCGGTCGTGGCTCCCAATGGAACTGAGATGTCTTTATCATCAGTTGAGCACGGAACCAACTAAAAAACTGTGGAATTGTTCTGGGAGTAATACACGAAGCTGGCCCCCATACATCAGTCACAGCGCGAGGGATGGGTGATCCCGTCATACCCCACACATAGCCGTGACCTGTAACCAGTTCTTTGAACGGCAGGGTGAGGGTTTTTGATTTGCCATTACGGTAAATGGCTACCTCGTCGGCACATATAATACTAAACCCTTTCGCCCGTAACTCTGGGAGTAACATATTCACCCCATGATGATTGATAATATACACGTCCACGTCACGTCGCAATTGACGTAGACGTTCCTCTTTCGTGCCGTGAAGAATAGCGAACTTAAGCCACCATAGTTCTTGTCGTATCTCGTTTGCCCACACGGTTATCAACGTAGACAGTGGCGCTATAACAAGTATTTTTTGTGCTAGTCCCATTGTCCGCATGAAATCAAACGACCATAATATGCATCGGGTCTTACCTGTGCCAATGTCGTTAAGCACGTACGCACGACGTCTTGTAGTTAACAAAGCACAGGTTAGTTTTTGTACCCTGAACGCTGGCTTGCTGGGATCGCTTACGGGGAAGTGGTAGTCACTGAGAATGTCGTAGCTTGGAGTAAGGATGACTGGTTGCGCATTGCTATAAGCCACTGTCGTAGTCTCCTTAGTTCCGTTTCATTACGTACACGAAATACGTTTGCTTTGTGCTTAGTTGAAAGGGTTTTCGCCAAAAGTTTTTGGCGCTCGGTTAGGTCTTTGTCCCAGTCCTTCGTCTCTATGAAGAACGCTATCGCGCAATCGTTCCACGCAACCACGCAATGAAAGTCTAACCCCGCACGCCCATACCCCATTTGAACTGGTTGGAAGTAATAGCAATCAAACTCCCGGAGTAACTCCCGAACTTTGATTTTTACCTTGCCTTCAGGAGTTGTCATGCTTTACTTCCTTTTTTATACACCACAAGCCATCACCCGCTGGCTCTACTATACCTTTTTCTCGTAATTTGTTCAATCGTGAACCAAGTGAACCCCCAGAGAAGCCACCTTGTTCAAGTAATAGTCTTAACTCTACTGGACGATGTGATCTATTTTTAAGCGCTTCAACAATAATACGGTTAATCCCAACGTCCAATCGCATCGGCCTAGTTGGAAGGCGTCTTGCATATCTCTTGTGTGGTCTATCAGGTTTTGGCTTAGGTAAGTCAAATCGTTTGTCAAATCGGATTGCCGGATCAGGACGGGATGTAGGTGTTTCTTCGATCTCTCCTGCCGAAACAACCTCGAACGGAAGATAACGCATAGTCATCTTCATGAATTCTTCTGGCGTTATTCTGATCTTTATCTCATACTTAACCATGGATTTGCTCTCCTGTTTCCCCGGACTGTGATCCGGGGATTACTTGCGCTTTTGATACCTCTTCATTTGTATTACATGTCGTGCAGACGGCTGTTTGATCGGCAGGGGCATGGGTGGTATAAACTTAACTGCTACACCATTGGGCACAAACCCTAGTTTGTAACCCAGTGCCCGCGCTACCGCATTAAGCGTAGCCGCTTGTGGCTTCCTCGTTTTGCCGTCGAACCAGGCGTGCAATGTCACCGCAGTAACACCGCTCTCTTGTTCAATCCACTTGTACGAAGCACCGCTACTCCCGACCATGGTTCGTACTTCATCGATGATCGGGTCTTTGTCAACAAAGTTGTAACTTTTGTATGTGAACCCCATTTTGCTCTCCTGTTAAGGGGGTTTAAGTTCTTCCGTTGTGCTCACACTCTAGCACGGGACAATGGGCTTTACATAGCCCGTTTTTCTTGGCGGGGAAGTTTACCTGTGCTGTAGCTTCCTCCATCCTAGTTAACTCTGGGAGTAACTCAGCCCATAGTTCCGCCATATCACTACGACTGAATAGTTCGTGGGACTTGTCTTTAATTATTGTCCACCAATACTCAGCCCGCACCCCTATAACTTGCGGGAACATACTAAATATTGCTTGCGCATATAACGCTAACTGAATGATCTCGTCTTTGGGTTTGCCGGTTTTATAGTCTACGATCTGTGCAGCGGCAGTGGAGGGAGTGAGTGGGTATAACTTAATAAGGTCCACCTTCACCCGCACCCATACTTTTGGATTAAAGTAATCAATGGGTCTTAGTTCACGGGTTAGGGCGATTTCTTTTTCACAGATGTTAGTTTGCCCCGGCACTTTCATGCTTGCCGCTTCATCACCCCAATCGTTGAAATCTACGTAGGCGGTGGGCATAGGTAAGCCCTGCTCTACCCTTCGCTTGAACGCTTCGTGCAAGGCATTACCATCGCTTAACTCGATTGACTGTGGTTGTTCAAACTTTTTAAGTATGGTTGTTTGGTAGTATTTCTTTGGACATATACGCCAGTCACGCAGCTTAGTGTAGCTCCATGAAAACCCTTTTTGTTGTGGGCTGAACCTATTCATCGTATTACCTCATCTCGGATGATCTCTTTGATGTAGTCAGGGATAGAGTAGACCCCTCTGCCCTGAGAGATGATACACTTGTCGCCAAATATCTTTATGAGTTGACGACGCAACACAAAGAGATGCTGACGATAGGCTGACGTGTGGAACTCCAACCAGTTTGCATTGTACTCCCGGAGTAAGACACTCAAGATGAACGCGCTACGCGGTGGAATTTTCAACTTCAACGCTAGGACTGTTTGGTCTATATCTACAGACACAAACTTGAAAGAACTAAACGTGTGCGCTCTTTCGGTGAGGTTCATCTGATTTACTCCTAGTATATACCAGTATACACTACAACCTGACTCGTGTCAAGCAACTCAGAGTTGTATTTCCTTCACATTACCATAGTTTTGTCCGACCTTCACTTCAGCGTCAAGTGGCAAACCTCGTCCCCACCAAGCCGGTGTACGCATTTCTTGGTGAGCGATTTCTGCTACCGTAGTAACTAGACCATCTGGCACAACATATATTAGTTCGTCGTGGACCTGATGCGCAAGTCGTATATCGGTAATCATTATCGCTTTTAACCTGTCGTCTATCCGCTTGGCTGCGTCCATCACATGACAACGATCTAACGCTTGTACGTGGTTCTCAAGAAACTTCCCGCCGTATATCTCACGTATCTCCCGAGCATATGTGAACACTTTCCTGCCGCCAAAATCACGAATGTTATCGTAGTAAAGTCTCAACCCATTCGGAAGTACAACGTCTGTGCCTTCAATGCGTGATGGTCCTAAGCGGCAGATGAAGGGTCCGCCAACACCACCATGAGTTATAGGCATCATCTCTGTCAGTACTCGCTCTAACACGTACCAGTATTTAACGATACTACGAAACTTGTTACGATAAAACTGTACCCACAATTGACAGTCAGCAAATGAAACGTCTATCGGTATACCATTGTCTGCTGCTTGGTTCACCAATTGTGTAAGAAACTTGTTTGGCCCCATTTGGAACCCTAGACCCAATACAGTGTTCTTAGCGATAAACCGCTCAAGCTTGTCCGCTTTCGTAATGGTACGCCTGAACATGTCACTGCCAAACCAACAGTAAACATCGCTACCTTTGGCAAACTCTGAGAGTAATTGTCTCTCGTCAGCTAACCATGCAACTAACCTTGCTTCTATTTGGCTTGCATCTACGGCTACGATCTTATATCCTGGTGGGGCTATCAAGCTCTCACGAAGTTTTTTTGACTTGCGAGAAGGTAGATTTTGCTGGTTGATCTTCCACTCACCACTGAACCTGTGCGTATGTGCCCCACCATACCTGAGAGCAATGGGCATCCACGGTTCATCAAACCCATTCACTGCCGCTTCGGCCATGCCAATAAACCGTTGAGTGCGTCGTTCTTCCAACGTAGACCGTATCCCTATACGCGCTTCTGCGAGCGCCTGCACATCTGGGTTTTCATGCTCTTGTAACGCACGAAATCCTTCATCGGTCTTAGCAAATGCGAATATCCGTTTAGATGGATCAGTTAGAGAGTTTTTCATCGGCGGGTCTACGCCTAACCCCCATAGCGCTACCGCAAACATCTTGCTTGACAACAAGTCAGCACGGGTCAAACCTACTCTTTCGAGTAAACTGTTTTTCTCTTGTAAGATAATGTTTAAATGCTCATGTAAGTGTGTTAAGTCTGCCTGAAAGTTTGGCGCAGTACACATTCTGAGTATCGCGTCCATCACCCATAGCTCACCCTTGGGGAACTTTTTGCCAAGACGCCTGATAATACCTCGACAATTCTCTGTATCAGTAATACAATACTGTTTGAATTCCTCCCAGAGTTCTGGTTGTGCTTCTAAGTCTTTACGTCGCATCCCAATAACTTTATGAACAGTCACGCCTTTTGGCGGCAGACCGAGGACTTGCGACACGTTTTCGAGGTTCACACGACCGTTTTTGATTTTGTGTAACAAAACTGCTCGGGCTATACCCATTGCGTCTATTAGCATATCTGGGTGTATGCCATACCTGAACGCCAAAATACTTGCATCAAACAAAGCGTTGTAGCTAACAAACGCCCATGGTCGTGGATACTCTCGGAGTAAGTCTGCTACTTCGTCACCCGGCAGGAATGTGGCCGGTCCTTCGTTTGTGGCAATACCACAGCCAATTGTCTCCCAACGCGGATCAAGGATATACTCATATGGCGTCATGAGTTTTAGTGTGTAGTATTTGTCATAGTACGACTCAAAGTCGCCATAGATCATTTTCATGGTTGGTCAGTCCAGTCATCTTCCCATTGTCTGTGCAAAACTTGGCCCGTGATAGTTGCCTTGAACTTACGTTGGGCTTTTTCTTTATTGTACGCGTGAAAGAACTCATTAAAGTGATCTGCTAATCCGTCTTCAAACAACTCGCTGGTTAGTACAGGAACGATTGTAACACTGTCATCTGGTACAGGTGGTTTAGGTTTGTCTATTATTATACGATGCAACGCAATTAACTCCGTGCCATACCCACATACACCCTTGAACCACCTAGACACGCCAGGAACATAACGTGGCGTCTTTGCTTCAGCGTATTCTTTTAATGCTCTGAATATTAACGGGTCATTTGAGTCGCTGTAAAGTAGCGGCACAATAGTGCGTAACCATGGGAACATTTGGACAGTCAATGGGATTGGAATTTGGGTTGTGTGAAACATACTAAACAATTCAAGAGTTGTTGACCATTGTATAGCGATGTCAACTAAGGGGAGTACCTTTTTTCCGAGTTTACTCTCGATAGTAATATTGTTTATGTATCTTGGCCACAACCACTGAGTATGAGTTTGGTCAACAGTAGATTTATAGTTTAAAGAATACTCAACTCGCTGATTAAGAAACCCAGTATATATATGAAAATTATCAGTTGACCAATTAGAAGCCCTCGGCATCAACAATGATGCATCAGTCATTGTCTTATAGTCACCTGGGGGTATCAAGTCGTAATACAACTCCTGTTGAGCCATTGGCTCTGACAACGTGTACAACGTATCAATCGCTATTTCGCGGAGTTTGTTTTTAATAAGATCGTACGCTTTTTGATGCGCTACCGTTGGAATTTTATGGTTGATTTGTTTGTAGATCATCTTGCTCTCCAGTCGTGGGGCGTCTGGGTCATCCCAGTTACACCCCGGCGGATCATAGCCCATTATTGTTACTCCTATTATGTTTACTCCTATTATGTTTACTCTTGGAGTTGCTTCGGGAGTAACACCTTGTCACCGAACGGAATGTCATGGTTCTTTATCGTACACCAGATAACTGGGTAGGGTGGCGGCGCGGAGGGGAATGTACCCTCTAAGTCTGTGAGGTATACCAAGACCTCCGGCTCAAGTCCCTCTTGAGTAACACGCTCAAACACTGGACAGAAGTCAGTCCCACCACCGCCCTTGATTTGGCGCATCATGTCATCAGGCGTGTCAAGCTCAACATACTCGTTCACTGCCGCATCACATTGCATGAACACCAGTGTACGCGGACGCGCTTGCTCCATTAGTCCTACACCCTCAGTGCAAAACATGTCCATGGTTTTCTGGTTGATACTCCCAGAGTTATCCACCACGAACACAATTGTTTCGCAACCATATTTTACTTTCGATGGCGAGCCTATGCCTCTAAGCATCAACTCGTTGTCGAGTGTAGACCATGTGCTAAAGTCTGCGCCCATCCGCCGTGACATGGTGACTGTCAAATGTTCACGCCAGTCAACTTGCGGCTCTAAGAGTTTACTCAGCCCACGCTCTAGCGCCGCTGGCAATCGGCCTTGCGCCTTCGCACTGGCAAGAGCGGCGGTGAGGGCGTTGTCCCACGCTTGCGGGTTACGTGCCTCTTGCGCTTGTGCTGGCGTCTTACCCGTGCCCTCCCCAGGTGCTAAGTGCTCGTCGAAGTTTTTGTCACCACCACCGTTGCCAGATGGCTGCGGCTTAGGTTGACCCTTACTCCCAGAGTTAGGTCTCTTGGTTTGATTTTGTTTGAATAGTTTCCTGTACGCTGTTGTCAAGTCGTCTTGGTAAGTTATTAGTTGGGGCTCATGCCAGCAGTCCTTTGGCATCTCCCCCACTCTGCCGCGCTTCAACATGTCATTGATAAGACAATCAGCAGCAACTTGCATGACTTCACTAACATAAGGAAGCTTCATGCCATCAGGATACAGGATATATCCGAGTTGTGCGAACCGGTACATCATGCCACAGTGATTGAATATAGCATGACAGATTTCATGGCACGCAATAAACACGCGTTCTTGTAGTGTATGTTTGAAATATCCTGTTGGATTAATAAACATAAACTGATCATTAGTGGCAGCAAAGGGAACTTCGTCTGTAAACCATGCCAACTCACGGTCTTTGTCCTGCATCATGCGGAACCATACATCGGCAAAGGCGGGTTGGTTCACCAGCAACGCTGTACGCGTCTCCATCCATAACTTTGTTTGAAGTGGCGTTATGGGTAACTTGGGCCACTTGTTCGAGTCTGTTTCGACTTTGAACGCGCCAATCTCGCCCATTAAAGTTCTCCCTTGCGCTTGCGGACCATCATGATGGCATGGGCTCTTGAAGCTGGCTGTAGCCGATCACCACTTGGCCCACGCTCCCACCAATGATCTTTCAATGGTAGAGGGCCATGATACGGCCTGAACCCACCATCTTCAAGATATATTCTTTCGTTCTCCGCTGCGATATCGTAATGAATGGCGATATCTTGCTGATAGCGTATTGGCCTGCGTCTACGCTTTGGCTTGGTCTTTGGCGGCAGAACGGGAGGTTTATTGGTTAGGTCTTTTGGGTCGAAGCTCATCCCTCGCTCCCATCACTCTCAGAGTAATATGGTTCACACTTGTCGAACAGGTTCAACTGTTGCGTGCCAACTTCGGCGTCGATGATTTGCGCCGTGATAGTTGGTGATCGCTCCGCTAGCATAGCGAGTTGTGCGTATAAGTCTGTCGCGCTGCTGCGTAGCATCTCTGTGAATGCCCCACGCATAGCGGGATCATGTGTGGGCATATCAGCTTTAACGCTGATTGTAAAGTGTACACGCATGGTTGCTCTCCTTCCTTCTTCCTTAGCTCGGTTTTGCTCAAGGTCTTGCCAAACCTCTTTGGCTATGTGCTTGAGTAAAGCCTCTAGCTCTGGACCATTCCCTTGCATATACATTCTAAGCGGCTTTGGGTTCGCGCTTGTGGTCGCGATCATATCCTTCCACAATTGCGATGAGATTGGCATTCGCTTTCGTCCACGCTTTGAACTCAGGCATAACCAACACGCCCACGTTACGGTCCCGTATCATCTTCACCATCATGAACTGGAACTCGTTCGGCAGACGGGACATGAGTGTTGCCAGCGCTGCCGCATCATGTGGCTTGGCCCAGTCAGCCAGCTTGTACCCCAGTAACCTTAAACGATCTGGCTCCAATGGGATGGACACTGTGCCGGGATTGGCGATGCATTCCTCGTAGGATGGAAGCTCTTGGGCCATACGGAAGTGCATGAACAACTGTTCCGCATTCTCTTTGCCAATCCCACCAGCAATGAGTGATTGTGTTCCCACGTCCAGCGGTATCTTACTCAGAGAGTAAAGAAACATTCTGGCTTTCAAGTAGGTGTTCGCTTGTGCCAGTGACCGTGGCGTGCAGTATGGTCCTTGGATTGCTGGTGCCTCCTGAAACAATATGTGCGGGAACGTTTCCCCAAACGCAATGATCTCTGGCAACACTTTGTGTGTACGTGCCCAATCAACCCACGCTTCACTGCTGTCTCGAACTGTGACCAGTATCTGTGAGTTGATAATGAAGTCAAACGTCTTCGTGCCGCCATTGCGTGAACCTAATGGATTGCCAGCAGACCAAACAACCCATCCGGGCGGTAGCCAATGCGTACCAACACGCTTGAGTAGCTTCATGTCGCGTGTAAGCTTACGTTCTTCGGGGTTCATCTTATCTTCTTCGTCGATAAAGATAATACCCCCAGAGTAAGAGTCAATCGGTCGGCCCTCACGCGTGATCCACCAATACGGCAGAGAGAAGTGCGACACTTTTTTCTGGAGAGTGCCGTCAACATTCATCTCCATAAACCCACATAGCCACGGCAGAGTGACGGTTAGCCCGTTGATGTACACGAACCCATAGTCACCATCGGGATCAATCGTCTTAAGGATTGCGGGCGACTGGTTCATTATAGTTGTTTTACCGCGACCGGCAGGAGACTCAAGATGAATTGAGGGGCCATCAGGCTGGCTGGAAGCCAAGTACCATTCAGGGATGCGCTCGGCGATTTCGTTCAGTGTCAGTGCCATTGGTTTTGCTCTCCTTCTTTAGTCCCCGGACTTGATCCGGGGATCATTACTCTAAGAGTATACACTACAACCTGACTGCTGTCAAGCAACCTATGGTTGTATTTACTGGCGGCAGGACGAAGGAAACTGGATGCAGTTCATCTGCTGTTCGAGATAACGCCGATCAGTATCTAGCTGTCGCTGGAAATAAAGACGGTCAGCGTCATCACGTTCTTCCCGTCGCTGTCGTGCTTGCTCACTATTACGAAGCATTTGTTCAGTCTGCATTTCCTGAAATGTTTCGTTGAGCCTGTCAATGCTATCGGATAAGTCGCCAGCATGTACAGGTGTGAAGGTGAACACGATAGCGGCAGTGAGAAGAATGCGTCGCATGTTTTACTCCCATAGTAAAAGAGAATGGGGGAGAGATCGCACGCGCTTCACCCTCCCCCACCATTGCTTGACTTTCGTATGCTCCTTACGGGGAGACTGCATACGCCAGGACGTGACGCTGGAACGTCAAGCAAACCGTTTATTTTACTCCCGTAGTAAGTGTGCAAGTTATCGTTGTACCATTGTTGGTCGGTGTACACGTCTGACCACTTACGGGGTGAGATACAAGCCCATCCCACATGTTAGCGCACGTTGTGGGCGGCAGGGAGAGTTTGCATACACGTATGTACGCGTCATGGTGATACACTGTACACGCGCAAAAAGCGAGCGCAAAAAAATGATAGTTGCGTGTCATAAGTCTTTCACTCCTTGCACTGTCGTCCAGTAACGTTTAATATTTA